GACTACCTCACCGTCTCTCCTAACTGATCCTGAACCTTTTGTTTTTAGATTAGGGTCTCTTGTTTCTAAGTCTATTGCTATTTCTTTATGTTGACTTAAGTCAGGTAAGTTTGTTGGTGGAACCCATTCCGTTTCCGGTGTGAACATCGGTGCTTGTAAAGGTCTCATTTATATTCCTCTTTTAGTTTATTTAAAAACCAGATAGCTTTATCTAAATCTTCTACAGGTTTTTTCTTCCATTCATGGCGCCAGATATATTTTATAGCTGAGCCTTGTAAGTAATATCTAAAGCCGTAGCCTTGACATGCTTTAATTGCATCAATGCAACCAATATCACCTTTATTATAATGTGATGGATGGTTTACTGGATCGTGTTTTATTCTTTTTACTTTAACAAATTTTGTCATAGTACGTAGGCCCTTTCATAGTTTTTTGGTTCTAAAATATGTAGTGATTTCTTTGCTCGTGTTACAGCAACATAGAATAGTCTGTGTAATTCATCTGGATCGACATCGTTGTGGTCCAGAGCAGACTTAGTAATATCAGGAAGTAATAAGACATTATCCGCTTCCCCTCCTTTCGCTCCGTGTATTGTTGATAAAGTTATTCTTGGTGTTTGTGATATCTTTTCATCATTAGCTAACATGTTTCTAATATAGTTCTCTGTGTCAGTATCTAATCCATCAAACGCTTTATACCAAACCTCTTTAGTTTGTAATCCATGATCCGCGACACATTCTTCAATAAAATATCCTTCTTCTTCATCGCTCATAGTCTTACCTGTTTTGTATCCTTTGGTTACATTATCACCGAGGTATGAATAGATATTTTTTATTGATGCAACAGGCATAGTTGTTTCAACTTTTCTCCACTTCTCCCATGCTTGAATGGCTAAGAGTAAATCTAATTTGATAGAGTTCCTATGTTTGTGTGAATAGTACCACCCCTGGAGCTCACATAGGTCTTTAATATCATCTAAGAAATGATTTGCAGATGATAACACTAACCATTCACCGTGAGACATATCAACTTGAGTAACATCTGTATATCTTGTTAGATCACCCATCTCTTGTCGTGGTCTGTAATCTTTTTCGTATCTGTTTGTAACTTTATTAATTATCTGTTGAGATAATTCGTGAATAGGTCCACCAGGTATGCGATATGATTGATCCAACGTATCCACGTAATCTACTTCGTCCTTAAGAGCAATAAAAGTGTCAACGTCCGCTCCAGCCCATTTAAAAATAGCTTGGTCATCATCACCAGCAATGTAACTCTTATCGGCTTTTGCCCATAATCTTTTGACCATTTTCCACTGAAGCGGACTAAGGTCTTGAGCCTCATCGATAAATAAAACGTCAAAAGACGGAGCAATATCTTGCTCAATAAATCGTTCCAACATATCATCATAATCTACTAATCCTTTTTCTTTCTTATATTTTTTTAACTCTCTATCTAATAAAAATAATAAATCTCTTTCTATATCTAAGTTATGATTACAATTATCATACTCCTCTAATACGTCAATCTCTTTAACTCTAGCTTTGTTAATAACCCTTAGGTATTCATTATCAGAACTAAACACCCCGTCTTCATCGTTATGCCATGCTGTTTTAATAGGTATCCCACATTTCAAACCAAAGTCTCTATAGTCTTGCGTCTTCATCACATGTTCTTTTTTAATACCAAGTGATCTAAAGGCTAGTGAATGTAGTGTTCTAAAATAAGGTATTTCTTTTTTATCTATTTGAAATTTCTGTTCTGCTCTAGACTCTGCTTCATAAGCAGCCTTTCTAGTGAAAGAAAAGTAACCTATCTTTTTAATATCAGTACCGGCACGTAGAAATTCTTCTACTAAATTTAATAGTGTAGTAGTCTTACCTGTTCCTGGTGGCCCTAGTATTATTGTTTTCATTTATTCTCCTGCCATAACCTAGAGTTTAAAACAGAAAAAAACTTATCTTCCTCTTCTAAATCTTCTATTTCATATGCAACAATATGGCTATAGTTATCTTTCATAGCCCCGTACCTATGATTACCATCGATTAATCTTCTTTGTTTACTCACAACTAACGGACATAAAAGTCCATTCTTTTTTATATCTTCTTTTAACTCACCAATAAAAAACTGATTTGTATAGGACTGTGATAATACAAAATCATCTATAGCAACAGTAACCACTCTCTTAGGAAATAAAATTAATTTTGGTATTGCAATATTCATTCCACTAAACCACCACTCTTAAACATTCTATTAAAACTAATTTGTTCTGGTTCTTTTTTCTTCTTTTGTTTTAATAAACTGTTTTCTTTTTTTGTTATCCACCAAAGATTACCAACAGACCAGTCGTCTATGACACTATTTTTATGATGAACTATTGTTCTAATTTTTGGATCAGGGTTCTCTATAAAAGCTTCACCCACTAATCTATGCATCTGTATTATTTTTGTTGTGCCACCAACATTTATATTAATTACAGGATAGCCTATGCCTACTTGAGTTGGTTTTATTATATTTCCTGTATGTTTATTTTGTAGGTAAGGAAAAGTAGGTCCTTGATCTTGATGCCATCTATTAATACCACCTGTTTTGTATAAAAGATATTTTCCCTCTACAATCTCATTGTATAACCAATCCCTAACTATTTGTTTCCCTGCGGCAAGTTTAGGGTCAAACTCTATAGTAGATATATCTATAGAGTCTGCCTCTAGTATTTTTATATCCTCTGGAAAGAAATCCATCTGCATTAAAAAGGTGTCTCCTGATATTTAACTTCACTTAAAGCAGGTTTATTCTTTTTCATTGCGTTAATTTTAATAACCCTAGGAGTCTGATTCTTTAATGTCATTCTTGTTTCTTCAACAAAGATATCTACTAATTGTTTTAATAAATTTCCTGTCTTAGTCTTATCAAGTTCCCAGTTATTTCTTTTACAAAAAGCAAAGAAGTCATCCATTCTAAAATAAGTAAACCCTTCTTCAGTAAAAGCAGATTTATTTAAGATATCATCCTTAGTCCTAGCTTGAGTTCTATTAACTGTGAAATCATAAAGAAGATTTATAATTTGATTCAGTGGATTCAATGACTCAAGAGGTTCTACTTCTTGAACGTTTGTCATTAATTCTTTCAAATAATTCTCTCTCCATTCCTTACCTTTAAGTATAGGTGTAATCAAATTAGCTTGATCTAAACACGCTATAGCAAATAGATTAGGATTATGTAGTTGCTCAGTTTTTAGTTCTATTCTTTTCTCTCCAACAGTTAAGAACCATTGAGGAGGATTAGATGTATATTTTTGTAGAGCTGTTAGCTCTGGCATTTGTTCCTCTTCAAAACCAACACCAAACCTTTTAGTGCGACATTTCGACGCATTACACATAGAACAAATTGGTTGTTCTTTACATCTATATTTATCATATCCTTTTTTACCTATAGATTTTATTAAGTTTTGTACTTCCTGAAAAGATAAAGGAGGATTCATATACTTTTGATTATCAGACATAAGTTTGTCTTCCCAACTATCTGGATCAGCTTGCTTTCTAAACACAGCTATATTAAACAAAGCATTGTTCCTAGAGCCTTCACCAAACCCTTCCTCTGCTAGTTTATTTAAGCAAGGAGGACCATTTTCAAAAGCTTCCTTTGATCTTTCCTCTTTCTTAATAACTATTGCTTCTATCTGTTCTCTAGTCTGAGACCATTCTTCATATATAGTATAGAATGATTCTAAACTGGCAGCAGTACCTCCAGCTTCGAACGTGTATCTTAATCCTCTAACTCCACCATGATAAGGTAAGTTTAAAAAGTTTCCTACATCACCCCTCTCTGCAATAATCTCAGTCTGTTTTGGAAAAATCTCACTGGTTCCATAACCTAAAGATTCTGCCATTGATTTAAGTTTAGACTGCATTAATGATGCAGGAATAAATTCTTTAGCAAACAAAAATAAATGTGCGCCTCCAGACTTAGATCTAAATGTAACTAAAGGAAAACCTCTTCCTTTTATTTCTCTCATAATAGAGAGATGATCTAGGTTATATTCATCTACATCAATACAACCCCATCTACACTCATTGTTTTCATTAATTGGTATGATACCAAGTGCTGGATCCTTACCATCAATATGATCCTGCCATAGATTATCTACTACAGGTTTTCTATTTATTAGTGCCCTGGCTACAGCCTTACCTTTTTCTGTGGTCTCACCAGTAAGACGCATCACACCATAGGCACTATTATTTCCTTCGAATATCTCTCTAAACTTCATTTCTTTTTTGGCCTTCCTTGTGGTTTCCCATAGTTAGGTTTAAAAGTTGGCTTACAGAGCTCGCTACAGTATTGTTTGGTTCTTTGGAATTTAGTTACCGGAAATTCCGTTCCGCATTTTATACAGGTTTTTTCCATTTGTTGTTCCTCTCTTTGTTTTGTATATTAATGAAGGCCCGATAGCAGGGGGAGTTTGCGTCGGGCCTTCCATGATTAAAATGGTACGTCGTCTGACTTCGACTTAGTCTCACTTTCTCCATGCTTCGCTTCTACTGCACCCGAAGATACACTAGAGGCAAATTGTTTTGCGGCCTCATATACATTTTTATCTTGTACAGGACCAACTAAAGCTATACTCCAACCAAACCAAGTTCCCTTGTCATTTGATTGTTGTACTGTCTTTAAGTTATACACGTGACTATACGCCGCCGGTGTGAATAGACCATTCTTACCTTTAAGTTTGATACTATTCATCATTGAGTTCCACGAACGACTCACCTTTAATTGTGTAGACTTCATAGAGATCAATGCTGTTTGCATGTCCTCTGTCAACACAAAGTAAGACGCTGTGTTCTCTAGATAGTTACCATTAGGTAATCTATCTTTCCAGTCAGCTCCTCTAGTAGCTTCTTTAATGATGCCACTACTAACTGGATGGATAGAAACAGGAGCACTTGTGCCCTCACCTCTATCACTCCACTCAACATACTCTCGCTTATAACCGCAAGGAATTATGTTAAGTCCCTTCTCACCATCATATGTCTGCTTAGTCACGGTATTAAATATCATACCTGGTTCAGCACCTTCCACATACTTGGCGTCCCGTTTGTTTGTCTCGGGTGACAACTGTCCTAGCACACGTAAGAAAGGCATAGCAAAATCATCGCTACCCATTCCCTGCATACCACCAGCTTTGTCTTGTTCAAACATGCTCGCTAAAGCTACGCTTGAATTTTCTTTTTTCGTTACTTCATTCATGGTTCATTCTCCTTGTTTCATGATTCATTTTTTCCGGCTGATTTTAGTTTTATCTTTTACAAATAAATGAAAAGATTCGGAAGGCATATCGAGGCCGGCCTCGATACGCTCCCTATAGAGCGCCTTCAAAGTCATTGGCTCAACTTTAGATTTTTGTTGAGGTTCATAACCATTAGACACTGCAAGGTCGAGCAATTGCTCAGCCTTGATATCTTCGCCTTTACCAAATTGAACAGAGACTTCATTTTTAATAATGTCTCCCAATCCGTTCGCTCGAAGCCATCTATAAGCTGACTCTAGACTGTCTTTTCTAATAGTGCAGTTGTAAGCTTTTCCAACTTCAACTGAACTACCGTCAGCTAATTTCAGAGAAGATAATCCCTGCTCCGCGAGCATATTGGGTATGATCTCTGATGCAATCTTATCGGCTTTTTCTTTAAGTGCTTTTGTCTCCTCTTCTTTAGTAGATATTTCATCTTCTAAAGCTTGGAGTTCTAAACAGTAGCCTGATAGTTGCTGAATATCTGTTTTCTCTATTACTTCTTGTTGATCTCTTTCAAAATCTTCTAGTGTTAATGTTGTCATTATAATTCTCCTTTATTGTATAAATCAAATGGAACAGGATAGTATCTGTATTCTTGTCTATCCCATTTCAATAAATTAAATTTACCCTGAGTAATATCACTCACAATAGCAGTAGATAATCCAATGATTGCTGGATCACCTGTACATAATATATAATCATTTTGTCTAAAATCTCTTAGGTTTTTTCTCATCTTATGTACAAAAGGTTGAGGACTGAACATTAGGTTTGAATTTTCCGGTAAACAAATAACCAGATATCCAAAATCAGAAGCCGTTAATATGTTAATATTTTGTGGTGGGTGTTGTAATACATACACAAAGTTTTCTTGAGGGTTTGCTTTATTAAACTCTAAGAAATCTTTTAAAGATTGTGATCTGTATAGCTCAAATAATTTGTGTTTCATTTTGATTCTCTCTTTTATATATTGACAATGTATATATGAATCATTATATGTATGTCAAGAAAGAAAATAAAATAAATTATGATAAAAGATTATAGGTTTAAAACTAAGCCATATGCCCATCAAATCAAAGCCTTAGAGAAGTCTTGGGCCCAGGAAACATATGGATTATTCATGGAAATGGGTACAGGAAAGTCTAAAGTTTTAGTTGACAACATGGCTATGCTCTATGACAGAGGTGCTATTAAGGGTGCGCTAATTGTCGCACCTAAAGGAGTGTACAAAAACTGGGACCAAATAGAATTCCCGACACACATGCCCGAACACGTTGAATATACTAAGGTTTTGTGGGAAGCAAATATAACAAAGAGAAAACAGTTAGAACTTGATACTTTATTTGATGATAGTGGTGATCTTAAGATATTGATAATAAATGTAGAAGCACTTTCTACAAATAAAGGACTGGACTTTGCACATAGTTTCCTTAACATATTTGTTGGAAGAGCTTTGATAGGAATTGATGAATCTACGACGATCAAAAATCCGACAGCAATACGCACAAAAAATATATTGAAAATAAGGGATTTAGCGAAGTATCGTAGAATATTAACCGGCTCTCCAGTTACAAAATCTCCACTAGACTTATATAGTCAGTGTGAGTTTCTAGATCCCTGGCATCTAGGACACTCGTCTTACTACTCTTTTAGATACAGATACGCTAACATAGAAAGAAAATATTTTGGTGGGCGTACTGTAGAGGTGGTTGATAGCTACAGAAGATTAGATGAGTTATCAGAAAAGTTAGATAAGTTTTCTTATAGAGTATTAAAAGAAGACTGCCTTGATCTACCCGATAAGATATTCACAAGAAGAACTATTGAGTTAAGTAAAGAACAGAAAAAAGTTTATGATCAAATGAAACAGATAGCTCTAGCTGAGCTAGATGGTAAAGTTATGAGCTCTGTTAATGTCATGACGCAGCTTATGAGACTACATCAGATTACATGTGGTCATTTTAAATCTGATGATGGCACAATTAAACACCTAGATAGTAGTAGGCTTACTGAGCTAATGGCTCTTTTACAGGAAGTAGAAGGTAAGGTTATAATTTGGGCAAACTACGTTGAGGATATAAAAGTTATAGTTGAATCTTTAAAAAAAGCTTACGGAGAGGCCTCTACAGTTGAATATCATGGGTCAGTGGACTCTACCCTCCGCCAGGAGAACATTGCTCTATTTCAAGAGAAAAACGGCCCTACACGCTTTTTCGTAGGAAATACCCAGACTGGAGGGTATGGAATCACCCTGACAGCAGCGAACACAGTAGTTTACTATTCTAACAATTATAATCTTGAACAAAGACTACAATCTGAAGACCGAGCACATCGTATCGGCCAGACTGGCAACGTTACCTATGTTGACATTGTTGCAGAGGGGACTATAGATGAGAAAATAGTTAAGTCCCTTAGGAGTAAAATAAATATAGCAAATGAAATTATGGGTGAAGACCTTAAAGATTGGATCTAAAGAATTATCGGCTCGTATGCTGTTCGTCCTTCTATCTTCTTCGCTTGTAATACTTGCTTGCGCCCTGTTTCTGGTTCTCTTTTCACTGAGCAATGAACCCACCCTGAATTTGGATCAACACCATCATAGAACTCTAGTATTAATTGATCGAACTCACAGTTTTTTGTAATCCACGTTGCGAGTTCCTTGTTATCAACTGAATGTATCTCAAAGTCAGCTGCCTCACCCTTGGCATGTTGTGACTTAGACGAAGAGCCGATAGCCTCGCACAACTCTGGGCTGCGATAGCCTGAGGATATCATGACCGGTTTACCAAAGTGCTCGCGCACTGGTTGTA